GCAGGCCGACGCCTCGGCACGACCGCGACCCCGATCCGGGATCGCGTCCGCAACCTCTGGGCCCAGTTGGATCTGATCCATCCCTACGAGTGGGGAAAATACTGGGATTGGGCGAAGCGGTACACCGCTGCATGCGAACGGCCCTTCGGCGGGATGGACGACACGGGCTCTTCGAACCTTGACGAATTGAAGGCCCGGCTCGACGTCGTCACGCATCGGGTCAGCCATGCCGAGGCGAACGCCGGCCTCCCCGCGAAGCGCCGCACCGTCGTCTACCTTCCGGTCGCGGAGCAGGTCCGATCGGGCATGACCGCCGAGGTGCGGGCCGCCGCGAAGTCGGGCGACCCGACCGCACTCCGAGAGGTGCTCATGCTCGAAGCCTGCGCGCGGAAGCGGCCGTGGCTCTTCGCCCAGCTTGAGGGCCGGATCGAGGGCGGGCACAAGGTCGTGGTCTTCACGGGTCGGCGCAAGGACTGTGACGATCTCATGGAGAAGGCCCGGGCGAAGTGGCCCGATGTCGTGATCGTCGGAGGGCACGGGGGGCACTCGACGAAGGAGCGGGACGCGGCGAAGGATCGGTACATGGCCGCGCCCGGCCCCGCCCTTCTGATCGGCACCACGGACGCGTGGGGCGAAGGGTTGAATTTGCAGGACTCGGACGCGCTGTACCAGGCACTTCTGCCTTGGACCCCGGGGCAGATCGTGCAAGCCGAGGGGCGCGTGAGCCGGCTCGGCCAGAAGCGGCCCGTCGAGGTCATCTATCCCGTGTGCGAGGGCACGATCGACGAACGGATCGCCGGGGCGCTCCTCACCAAGCTCCCGGCGCTCGAAAGGGTGATCGAGCAAGACGAGGTCCGATCGTTCGCGCGGGAGTTGTCAGGGGTCGATGATAAGGAACTGCTGGCGGGGCTGGCCACAAAGATCCTCGCCCGGGGGAGGCCGGATGGCGACTGAGACGATCAAGCGGTGCGACAAGTGCGGAGCGAAGTGGGTTGCTGGGACGGCGCTCACGGAGATCGAGATCACGATCGACGTCAAGGGGACCGTCGTTCCGGCCGGCGGGGCGCTCTGCCGGGTCTTCGACTTCTGCGGCTGGACATGTTTCCGCGATTTCACCTTTCATCTGACGTGAAGGAGACCACATGTACGAAAAGCTCACGCCTGGATCGATCATTCTCCTCATCGCCGTCTACGTCGTCGCGCTCGTGTTCGCCGTCGCTCCGATTTTCGCGTTGGCCCGCCACAGGAAGCGGTGCCGCACAGAGGGCCCCGAGACGTGGCTTCCAATCGGAACTGCGCCTGCCGACTTCGATCTGGCGCTTTCACTCATTCGGATCCACGCGGTTCACCTCTTCGGGAATGACGTGCTCTCCCTACGCTGGGGCGGGTTCGTCGAATGGATGGTCGCCGAAGCTTCGGGCGTCATCGACTATGACGTCCCGGTGATCCGGGTGCGCTGGACCGAGCGGATCGAAGACTCGGTGCTCGCTGTGCTCCTCCTCGGCTGGATCGGTCACCGGCTCGAAATGCAGAAGGAGCCGGCCGTGGTGGACGCGGCCGTGCTCTCGATCGCCGTGGACATCGCCAGGCTGGCGGGGCGGAGCACGCGGTGACGTGCGCGTCGATCGGGCTCGCGTCGGTTAGCGTCTTCGTGGGCGTGTGCCTCGGGATCTGGGTGTCGAACGCGCAGCCGTCGTCGGCCCGTATCGATCACGTCGTTGCGCTCGCCGACGTGGTCAAGCGCCTCGACGATCTCAACGAGCGGGTCACGCAACTTGCGGCGTCGCGGTGCATGACCGTGAATACCCCCGTCTTGAACGTGTCGGTTTACGACGCCGGCAATGTGGGGACGGCGAAGATGCCGAAGGAGAAGAAGCCGTGACGATCTACTGTACTTGGGAGACGGGCTGTCCAAGGCACCCGCCGACGACGGATCGAGAAATTGGACTCATGCGGCCTTGGTGGCCGTCGTTCTACGCATCTGTTTACGGCACGCGGGAGGAAAAGGATGCGGCCACCGCGGAACTCAGCGAAAGGCGCCGCGCGTGGAACGAGGATAAGGTCGAGCGGCCCGATCGCGACTGCATCATTCTCGGCGAGATCGATTCGGGCACTCGGGCGTGCGTGACGTGCTTCCACTTCGATCGGGTCTACGAGATGTGGAAGACCATGGGGGGCCCGTTCGGACCGGTGCCCACCGGCCGGGCTACCTGCCGTCGTTTCCCGGCGGCCGTTGCGAAAGCGACCGCGGACTACTGCGCTGAGTGGAAGGGGCTGCCATGACGACCTTTGTCATTCCGTGGGGCCTCGGGTTCGCCGTCGCCGCGTTCGCGTTCACTGGTGCCCCGGGATCAGCCATGGCATTCGGGATCGTGTCGTTCGGGGGCGCATGCCTGTACGCTTGGGTTGATGCATGACACCGACGTTGATCGACACCGGGCCGAGCCCTCGGGGCTGGCACAGAATCGAGCTATTCCTCACTTGCCCCATGCGCTATTACTGGCGCAAGGTCGCCGGGGTCGAGGATCCGCCTCGGGCACCGTTGGTCCGAGGCACCCTCGGTCACGCCATGCTGGCGCACCACTACGCGCAGCAAGTCGCCGTGCTCCGGGGCCTCGATCCCGCCACCTTCTACTCGGCGCTCGAAGCGTCTCAGATCATCGCCGATCGCTACGGGGATCTCGGCCAGCGGTGCCGCGCCGACGCGCTCCGCGGCTTCGAGCGGTACCGTTCGACCTACGTCGCGGAGAACTTCGAGGTCATCGGGATCGAGCGGCTTCTGGAGACGCACTTCGAGGGCTTTCTCTACACGGCCCGCGCCGACCTGATCGTCAAGGTGGCTTCGACGGGCAAGGTCTGGATCTACGATCACAAAGTCGTGGGCCGGATCGACGATCGCACCTTCCGGCGTTACACACTCTCGGGCCAGTTCCTTGGCCTCCACCACCTCGGGATCGCGAACTACGGCCGCGACTTCGGCGGTGTGATCATCAACGTGGTGGGCTGCAACGACGGGAAGCTAGAGCGAGCCGCGCCGGCCCCGGCGCCCTGGGCCCTTGTCCGGTTCCCCAAGAACGTCGCCATGGCCGAGCGGCGGATCGCCGACCTCGAAGGGGCGGGGGATGTGTCACTTTGGCCGATGGCAACTTCGGAGCATGCCTGCGTGGGGCCCTACGGGTTCTGTGATTTCTTCGACAAGTGCCGTTGGGGGAAGTGAAGAAACTTGCCACTTTTTCGTCTCGTGGTAGGGTGCGTGCCGCGGGTCGTGTTCGGGAGACGTGACGATGGGTTCAATCGCAAATCAGCCGGTCTTCGTGATCCTGTTCGGGGCCATCAAGCTCGGCAAATCCTTAGACGCCGTGATGTCGTTCCCTCGGGCCCGGTTCATTGCGGCTCCGGGCGCGCTCAAGGCCGCCCCAGGCGTCGCCGGCTTCGAGCCGACCGACGTGCGCGACGTCGCGGGCCTTCCCGAAATGATCAAGATCGTGAACGAGACCAAGCCCGGCATGGCCGATGCGCTCGTGGTCGATGACTTCACCCTCTACGTCAAGCGCCAGGTCGCGTCGTTGGAGCGCGGCGGCGTGAACGGATACGATCTGTGGGGGATCATCTACCGTCAAGTGCTGGAGCTCCGCGAGACGTGCCGCCGTTGTGGCCTCCACGTCATCCTGACGATGCATGAGTCTCCACCGAAGATGGACAACGGGATCAAGCTCCCCGGGACCGTCATGCTCCCCGGCAAGCAACTGCCCTACGATGTGCCGGCCGCCGCGGACATGGTGCTCCGTGCGCAGCCGATGCCCTCGGGGATGGGCAACGCGCTCGGCTGGCCCGTCGTCTACCGGTGCGATCCCACCGATCCGGAGTGGCGCACGGGCGATCGGAACAACGTGGTCCCGGATATGTCCCCGATGAACCTCGGGGAGATCCTCCGGCTCGTGGCTCGGGAGACGAAGGCGCCCGCGGGCTTCGCGCCCCGCCGGTTGGCGGCCCTGGAGTGGCACGAGCCGTGGGTCGAGAAGGCCGCCGAGACGATCATGGCGCCCGGAGTCCGGGATCTCACGCACGCACGCGCCGTGATCAAGGCGCTCGTGGGCGCATGCTTGAAGAAGGATCCCGACGAGCGACACGCCCTTTGGGCGGCCCGGGACGCCTGGGATCGCGCCGTGCTCCGGAGTGCATTGTCTCAGCATCGACACAAATACTATTTGTAAAGTTCAACTTTCAGGCAGGGCAAGGCAGGGCTGGGCAAGGCAGGACACGGCATGGCCTGGCAAGGCAAGGCAGGGCAGGGTTTGGTTTGGCAGGGCTGGGGTAGTTCAACGAAGTGGGGGGCAGTATGAAGACGATTCACGTAGAGATCCGCGGAGTGACGCCGTTGCTGATCCACCGATTCAATGAAGAGGCGCAGGCGTCGAAGTCGCATCGAGCGGCTATGGTCGCGGAGGTAACGCCGCGAGAAGTCGCGAGGAAGGCGGCGTACATCGCCGCAGACGGGACGTTCTACTTTTCCGCGTTCGCGATCCCCGGCTGCATGGGCAACGCGGGCGCGAATCACAAGATGAGGGGCACGCGGAAGACGGCGCGCTTCGTAGTTCCCAGCGCCATTCGCATGCTTACTGACACGATCACGATCTTGAATGGATCTGGGCCCGCCTTGGACTTCGAGGTGGACAGTCGCCCGGTGACGATCCCCGCGACGAAGGGCCACGTCATGCGGCACCGCCCACGCTTCGACGTTTGGGGCGCCGAGTTCGACCTCCTCGTCAACGAGGAATTGATGTCTATCGAGCTTGCCCATCAACTTTTGCAGGAAGCCGGCATGCAAATCGGGATCGGCGACTTCCGGCCCGAACGGCGTGGCCCCTTCGGCACTTTCCGCGTCACCAAGTTCGCGGAGGAAAAGTAAGTCTGAGGGTTTGGCCGGGCGGGGTTTGGCAGGGTCCGGCATGGCAGGGCACGGCGAGGCGTAGCAGGGGGACTTCTTTTTCGCTAAGGATCTACAATGGCCGACTCCGACGCTCAGAAGTTGATCCACGCTGCCCTGACCTTCGTCGAATTCGATGCATCGACGTCGAAGGAGGCGAAGGTGGCAGCGAAGGCCGCTGACGACGCGTCGATCGCGATCATGTTTCGCCCCGACCACGGCGGGGTCGCCGTCGTGATCACGTTCGACATCGACCCGGAGAAGTAGATGGCTCGACAAACGATCTGCGACGTGTGTCGGCAACCGATCGCGGAGCCGGTGCAGTGCGGTCAGGTCGCGATCACGACGGACGTGGCGGCGCTGGGTGATGTCACGTTGAACGACGTTTGCCTTGCTTGCTGGGATGACATCAAGGACGCTGTGCTCACGGTACTCAGCCGAAAGGAAACATGATGGCCCACACGAATCAGCGCAAGCGGATCCCGCCGCACCTCTACCTCGGCGGCATCGGCAAGGCCGCCAAGCTCCGGCGGTACACCGCCCGGCAGGCCCGACGCTACAGCGTCCACGCGCGCCAGGGCGCGACGTTGGTCGTGTCGTTGCCGCACCTTTCTCCGAACGTTCCGCCCGCGACCGCTTAGCTCACCTTCGGCGGCGCGTCGCCGTCGAAAGAACCCCCGCGCCGGGGAGACGGCGCACACGAAAGGACGCATCATGGCCGAGTTCGATTTCACCAACGTCCCCCTCGCCGACCCCACCAAGGACGGCATCAACGACCCCAATCCGGGCGCGTACCGCGCCCGGTCCACCGTCTCCGTTCCGCACACCTCGAAGGAAGGCGGCTCCTCGATCAAGGTGACCGTCGCCCTTCAAGGCGGCGGCGAGACCGACCTCTACCTCGGGCTCGACGGCTCCAAGCCGTACAACATCAGCAAGATCAAGACGGCCCTCGCGTCGATGGGCGTCGCCGTCGAGAAGATCGGCAAGCTGGACATCGGCCCCCAGCATTTCATGGGCCGGGACGGCAAGGGGGCCGACTGCTACGTGATCGTCCGCGCGGTCGAGGGCGTGAACGCGAAGGGTCAGAAGAAGCTGAACGACAAGGGCTTTGCCACGAAGGAGCAGTTCGAGGCGTACAACGCCGCGCAGGGCGGCACCGCCCCCGCCAACGGCGCCACCCCGGCCGGCGCCGCCACCGCCCCGGCGGCTGGCGCCTCGGCGGCCCTCGCCGGCCTCTTCGGGTAATCGGCCATGGGAACGGGGCCGTGCTGTCTCGTGTGTGATGCTGCCGCCGTCGTGGGCGGCACGGCCCCGCCTTTTGCCTTCTGCCCTTCTTGCGGCGCGATCTGGAAGGTGAGCGCGGAGCGGAAGAGGGCGACACTGTACGGCGGCTTTCGGGCCGCCGGGGCTGTCGCTGACTTCGTTCGGCGGATCAAGGCCGAGCGGTTGAACGGGGGAACACCATGAAGACCGTTTTCATCGTGTCGCCGTTGCGGGGCACCACGACGCAGTTGGCGAAGTGCATCACCGACGAAGAGCGGGCCGATCTCTTCGAGGCGAATCTCGCGCTCGCGGAGTCACTGTGCCACGAGGTCACGATCAAGGGCCACGCGGCCTTCGCGCCGCACGTCTTCTACCCGCTCTTCCTCGACGATCGGAAGTCCGAGGAGCGGGCGCTCGGCATGAAGGCGGGGCACGCCTGGCTCCTCAAGGCCGACGAGGCCTGGGTTTACTTGAAGTATGGGGCCTCGGAGGGCATGCGTGCGGAGATCGCGCTCGCCATGGAGCAGCGGATCGAGATCGTCTACCCTGCGGAGTGGGCATGAGCCGGCATCCTCTCGACGCCTACGACACGCCGCAAGCGCTCGCGGACGCGATCGTGGTACGAATCGCGTCGCTTCGGCGTGACGCCGGGCTCTTGGATCCCGGCAACGTGCTGGAGCCGACCGCAGGCGGTGGCGCCTTCGTGAGCGCCGCCCGGCTTCGCTGGCACACGGCGGCGACGAACATCGTCGCCGTGGACATCGACCCGGCCCGGAAAGTGGGACTCTACACGGCCGGCGCGACCACGGTCGCCATCACAGACATCCTTACCGTGCCGGCCGTCGCGATTTCAAAGGCCCACTTGATCCTCGGGAACCCACCGTACCGCCAAGCCGAAGAGATCCTCTTGCACCTCCTCGACGCCTGGACGCCGGCTGGCGCCACCGTCGCCGTGCTCCTGCCGGTTGGCTTCTTGGGCTCGAAGGGCCGGCACAGGGCCGGCGGCCTCTTCGCCCGGTTTCCGCTGCACTACCTCGCGCCGATCGTGCCACGCCCGAGCTTCACGGCCGACGGTAAGACCGACCGCATGGAATACGCGCTCTTCGGCTGGGGGGTACCGAGAGGCATTGACGCCGCGATCACCTGGGAGAAGTCATGACGCTCAAGGTCAGGGATCTCGTGTACGCCGCCGACGCGTGGATGGGCGAGGTTAGCATCCAGGCCGCGAGGGTCGTCGGTGTCGGGAAGAAGGTGCGGCTCGCCGACATTGATGGCTCCCACTACCCCGGGCTTCACTTCGGCCGCCGAGTCATATTCGATCCGGCCAGTCCCCTTCTCGCGCCGAGTCGAGTCGAGGCGCTCATTCGGTACGATCGGGCGCTTCGACTCCAGATCGATGACTGGGAGAGGGCGATCGCGAGCACGCAAGCTCGCCGTGTCATTGTGCGGAAGATGATCGCGTGGGAGAAGTGACATGGCCGTGACAATGGCGCAGATCGACGATCTTCGAGCGACCGCGGCGGCCCTTGCATATCGGATCCGAGGGTGTCGCGTGATCGAGCCTTGTAGCGGCTGCGTAGCCAATCGGGCGTTGATCAGCCAGATTCAAGCGATGATCGACGACATGCTCGCCGAGTGGAAACGCCAGGGCTACCGCGAGATCAACGACGGCGTCGAGCGGCGGGCCCCGGAGTACCTCGTTTGTCCGCTATGCCGGCGGCTGATCGAGACCTCCGACGCCACCGTGGGACTCGACGCTACCGGCACCGATTCCAAGCGCTGGGCGCATCGGCAGTGCGCCGAGAATGCGCGGAGCGTCCAGGGGGTAAAAAACTCCTACGGCTACGTCAAGCCTGCACCCCTTGCTTGGACGCCGCCCGCGCCCGCCGCTCGGAGCGCCACCCGGGAACTTCTCGACATGCTCACGAACGGCGCCTTGTCCAAGTTGATTCGGCTCGTGAGTGCCGAAGTGATCGGGTACCCGGGGCCTGGGTGGCCCCGGTCTTCGAAGATCGGGGCGCTCAAGGATGCGCTTCGCGCCCTCGGCGAGAAGATCGACTAGCCGTGTACAATCCCCGCAATCAGGGCGCCTTGTGCGATCAGTGCCCGTTGCGGGGCGCCTTCCCAGTGCCCCCCGAGCTTCGGCCCGGCACCCGCGCCGTGCTTGTCGGAGAGGCCCCGGGCGAAACCGAGGTCCGCGACGGCAAGCCCTTCGTGGGCGCCAGCGGGATCGAGCTTTCCCGGGCGCTCCAGTCGATCGGCATTCGCCGCCAGGCCGTCTCGATCACGAACGCGATCGCGTGTCCCCTCCCCGACTACAAGATGGCTCGGCTCACGGCCGATCTTCGTCGGGCGAACAAGCGCCGCGTGGGCCTCGGGGACGCGCCGCTTCTGCACCCCCTCGACTGTTGTCGGCCCCGGCTGTTGAGTGATCTCGCCCTCGCCGGGACCAAGAACGTGATCACCCTCGGCGGCACGGCCCTGGAGGCGCTCGGGGATCGGTCTTCGATCATGGACGTTCGCGGTGGCCCCCGGGATTTGACGGTGGACGGGACGTGGTACCACGTCGTGCCGACGCTGCATCCCGCCTTCGTCCTGCGGGCCCGCCGCTGGGCCACCGCGTTTCGCGCCGACCTCTCCCGGGCCTTCCGGTGGTTCGCTGGCGGGCTCGCCTGGCAAGACCCCGAGATCCTGTACAAGCCGACGGCCGCTCAGTTGACGGCATGGCTCGACGCGCATCCGAGCCTCGTGATCTACGACGTCGAGACGCTCCCCGGCTTCCCCGAGGCCGATCACTACGATCCGCTCTTCGACCGGCTTCGCTACCTCGGCCTTTCCAGCTACGACGGCCGGCACGTCGTTGGGATCCCCTTCCTTGACGTCGGCTCGGATGCGATGTCCTACGAGATCAACGCGGGCCGGGCTGTCGTCGCTGTGCTCCGCGACTTCTTCGTCAATTCGCGATGGACGAAGGCGGGGCAAAATTCCGGATATTATGATCGGTTGGTGATCGAGCATCACTTTAAGGTGACGCCGGGTCCGCACGTTGACACGATCGGGCTTCACAAGCTGGTCGAGCCCGAATTGCCCCACCGCCTCGGGTATCTCGGATCGATCTACACCGACGCACCCGCATGGAAAGACGAATTTGACGCAAAGGTGATCCGAACGCAGGGCGACATGATCCGGTACAACGCGACCGACTGTGCCGTCACGGCCCAGATCATTCCGCCGCTTGTCGCCGCGATCAAGCTCCGGGGCCAGGAGGCGGCGGCCCGGTTCTGGCCCACCGTCCAAGGCTTCTGCGTCGAGTTGCACCGGAACGGGATGCACGTCGATCAGACTCGGCGCCGTGAGTGGGACGGCCGGCTCCGCACCGACGCGCGCCGCTACCTGTCCTCAGCGCGCGGGCTCCTCGGCCGCCCCGCCTTCAACCCGAATTCGGTGGTGCAACTCCGCGACCTCCTATTCGAAGAGTGGGGCCTCCTACCCCATGGCGAGCCGACCGACGCTGGCGATCCGTCCACGGGCGACGACACGCTTCGTGCGATGCTTGGCCCTAGCTACCGGCTCGACGATCAAAAGAAGGAGATCATCCGGGCCGTGCGCCGCTTCCGCGCGGTCACGAAGATGCGCGGGACCTACGTGCTCAAGCTCCGGCCGATTGGGGAGCGAATGGGCTTCGACGATCTCGCCTTCGATGCGGAAGAGGGCGAGGAGGAGCGGAAGAAGCGGCTTGACAAGCTGGAGACGACCCACGGGCTCGTGCTCCCCGACGGCCGGATCCATCCGGACTACTCCGCGCATGGCACCGTCGGCTGGCGTCTGAGCAGCAGCCGCGTCAACGCCCAGAATTTCCCCGACGACCTCCGTGACATGATCACGGCGGCGCCCGGCTACGTCTTGGTCGGCTGCGACGAAGCGCAGCTAGAGTTGCGAATGGTAGCAGCGCTCGCGGGCGCTCAAGTCTATCTCGCGGCGTTGAACGCGGGCGAAGACCCGCACGCCGTTCTATGTGAAGACTTTTTCGGCGACGTCTACCGGCATGCGTCGAAGTCAGAAAAGAAGTCACTACGACGCTTCGTAAAGGAATTTACTTACTCCTGCGCGGCAAAAGGCACACGCGTTGTGACGCTTGGCCCGGAAGGATCAAAGCCGATCGAAGAAATGCAGCCGGGTGACTGGACGTGGTGCTGGGATGGAAAGAAGTACGCGCCGACCCGGGTGTTAGAGAAGTCGAGTCACGGCGTAAAGCCGTGCGTCCGCGTGACAGTCGGTTGGCTGTCCGGGCTCGGTTGGAAAACAGAAGCGGTTACGTTCACCGACGATCATCGCTTTCTCATGCGTGACGGCACTTATAAAGAAGCCGGAACGCTTCGATCCGGCGATAGTCTCATGCCGTTCTGGCGCTGGACACAATCAAGCGGGCACCGCGCGATCGACCCGTACAACGATGGCGAGCATTCGATGGAGCATCGGATCGCGTGCGGCGTCGCAAACGGAGACTCCCGAGTCGTTCATCACTTCGACAATGATCCAGCCAATAATGATCCTAGCAACCTCGACGTGATCGATTCGCGTGGCGCACACTCGCGTTTGCATTGGGAGGACCCGGCCCGTCGAGAGGCCCAGCGAGCCCGAAGCCTTCGGATGTGGGAAGACCATGAAGTAGTCAATGCGCGGTTGACGGCGGGTCGGCTAGCTAGCCCCGAGTGGCACGCCGCCAACGCCGTGAACTACGAGCGAATGCGCGCGGGCCTCGACGTTTGGCGCTCGGAGGGCGGATCTACCAGGGGGCAAAAGTGGTCGAAGCTCGCCGCCTTCCACGACAAGATCGGGCGCGTTCCGGACGCGGAGATCGCGACGCTTGCCGGCGTGACGAAAGAAGCCGTCCACTATTACCGAAAGACGCGCGGGATCCCGTACACCGCGAAGAATCACACGGTCGTGTCGGTCGAGCGCGTCGAGCCGCAAGAAGTGTGGGACATCGCCGTCGATCATCCGGCGCATAACTTCGCGCTTGCCGCCGGCATCTTCGTTCACAATTCGTTTTACAAAGCCGAAGACGCGATGAAGCACACGATCCTAACCTCGTCGGAAGGTTGGGTCTGTGGTACCTGCGGCGCGGCGTTGGGAAGCTACGTCTCCAAGTGCGATAGGCACCCGGCCGTCCATCACGTGCGCCGGCTCCTCTACCCAGACCTCTCGCTCCGCGAGGTCGTGGCCTTCTCCGCAAAGTGGTTGGGGCGCAACCCCGAGATCGAAGCGTGGTGGGAGGCCGAGCTAGCCGAGTTCCGGCGCCAGAAGTTCCTGGCGGAGCCGATCTTCGGGATGCGCCGCGACTTCCTCGACGGCGAGGACCCGAACGCGGAGGTGAACCTCAAAGCCCAGTCGGGCGGATCCGCGGTCGTTCATTTGGCGACGGTCGAGATCGTGCGCGAGCTTCCGAAGTACGGCGCTCGGCTCGTGCAGCAAGGCCATGACTCACTCGTCTCCGAGGTCCCGGCCGATCACGCTCGGTACGAAGGGCCCGATGCCGAGTTCGGCTACTGCCCCCCGAAGTGCGGGTGCCGGGCCAACCGGGTCGCGCGGATGAAAGAGGAAGCGATGAATATGGACGGACGCAAGTGGGGCCTGCCGGTGCGTTTCCAAGGTGAGGCGAAGATCGGTTTCCGTTGGAACGCGGTCTAGAAGGGGATGACATGGAAGACTTGAGGGCATTTCTGGCGCATGCGAAGGGCGATGATCCGAACGCGATCGCGGACATGACCCGTCGGGCGGCGTTGGCGCTCCGGTTGATCGCGCATGGCCGGTCCGTCGTGGTCACCTCCGGGATCAGCGATTGGGAGCGGCACTTCTCCCGGTGCGGTTCCTGGCCGGCGTGGGCCCGCGACGTGGCGCAGGGCGTTGATTACCTGTCCCGAGAGCCACGCTATCACACGTTCATTGTCCCCACGGAGCGCGTCGGCGCTGGGACGGCGCAGGTGATCCAGGGGGCGCTCGGGGTCGGGAAGCCGGTCTTGCGGCTCGACGAAGAATCGTTGACGGTCGTGACGGAATGCGAGAAAGTGGCACAAGGCGATTGGAAGACGGGATGGGTGTGCCGATGAAGCAGACGATGCGGGCGAAGGAGGTTCGTGCCCGGATGGCGAAGGCCGCGCTCGGGATCCTCGCGGCCCGGGGCCTATCGCTCCGTGACATCGCTCGGCAGGCGAACCTGCCATTTCGGTCCGTGTACCGCTGGGCAGCCGGCGACACGCCGCACGACATGGGGCTATCGAGGCTGTGGCGGCTGGTAAAGCGACTTGGAACGCAGAAGTGAACTCGGGATCGGGAGGCAACGTGATCAAGCGGATCGAGTCGAATGTGAAGACGGGATGCCAGGTGGACATCGGGCCGAAGACGCTGATCGTCGGCCCCAATTTCTCCGGGAAGAGCACGATCGTGAACGCGATCGAGCTTGCCACGACGGGGCGGGCGAGCGACGTCGCCGGCCGAGCGACGTTGGCGCTCGACACGGAGCTTGTCACGCTCATGCCGCCCGGCGCGGAGAGCGTCTTCGCCCGCGCCTTCCACGCGACCGGCCAAGTCGCGTGGGCGTTGGAGAAGGGTCACAAGGCCACGCGGGGTGCCACGCCCTCGCCGGCCCCGGAGTACGTCTTTCCGCTCCGTGAGGTCCGGGACAACCTGATCGCCTCGCCGGCCAAGGCTCGCACGTGGCTTCTCGGGTTCGTGGCGGCTGAGGTCGAGTGGGCCACGGTCTTGGCCCGGATTGCTCCGGCGCTCCACGAACGCGTGACCCGGTTGACCGGCGGCGTGATCGCGGGGCTCCCGATCGCGCTCGACACGGCACGGCGCGGCACCCGCGAGGCAACGGCCCGCGCGGCGACGCTCCGCGAGGTCGTGCCGGTGCCGATCGTCCACGCGCCTCCACCGCCAACCGACCTCTCGGCCTTCGATGCCGAGGTTCGGAAGGCGACGGCGGAGCGCGCGGTGGCGCAGACCGCGCTCGACGTGCTCCCGCCCGCGGACACCGCAACCGCGGACATCGGGGCCAAGATGATCGCGATCCTTCGGGGCCAGATCGCCGCGAAGAGCCCGACGTGCGGGATCTGCGGCGCGGGGGGCGACGTCGCCAGGTTCGCCGCTCGGCTCACGGCGATCGAGGCGAAGATCCGGGGCGTTTCCGAGGCCGCCGCCAACCGGAACGCGGCGGCGCAGCGGGTGAACGCCGCGATCTCGCGGCTCACGTCGGCCCAAGCCGCGTGGCAGACGGTCCAGCAGACCGCGACGGCGGTCGCCGTCGCTGTGACCGGCGCCCAGGCCGAGGCGGCCCAGAACCGGGAAGCCGAGGCGATCGAGGCTGACCGTGCGGCGAACGAGTGGCGCGAGCTTGCCGAGGCGATCGCGCGGGTGATGACGGCGATCGTCGGGGAAGGTCGAAGCGACTTCGAGTCGCGGGTACAGCGGTTCATGCCAGTCGGGATGACGTTCGGGCTCGACCTCCTCGACGGCGACCGCGAGGTCTGTCGCTTCGGCCTTCGGAGTGGCGACTCGCTTCGCTCGGCGCTTTCTGGGGCCGAGTGGGCGATCGTCACGGCCGCAATCGCCATGGCCGTGACCCCCGAGGGCGCGAACGCGATCATCATCCCCGAGGAGCGGGCCTTCGACCCCGAGTCACTCGCCGATGCGCTCATGGCGTTCGACGTGGGGCCGGCACAGGTGATCGTCACCTCCCCGATCATGCCAGCGAGCGTGCCCGCCGGCTGGACCGTGATCCGGTGCGGCGGCGAGATCGCGGCGAGCGCGGCCTTGCCGGCGGCGACGGCGGGCACCGGCACCCCACCCCCAGCGCCTCCGGTTCCGGTGAAGCGCGGCCGAGGCCGCCCCCGCAAGAACCCGCTCCCCGAGGCGGCGCCGACCGAGGCGGCTGCGCCCTCGAACGGCGCCGTGACTTCCGATTTGCCTTGGACGTAGTCAACCCGTAGTTAGGAGGTACCATGTCAAAGATCGACGCCGGATCCGAGAGTGTCAACCCGGCGCTGTCTTCTTCGAGAACGTAGCGCGGGAGGTAGTCATGCACCGATTTGCGGCGCACGTCGAGGGAGTCAGGGCCCAACGGCACAGCACCGAGCCGGCGCTGCGTCCGTTGGAGCGCCGATGGCTGGCCGCGATCCATCCGCGCCTTCGCGGCGACTGCGACCCATGCCCGACGTGCCAGCAGGATCGGGACGCGGAGATCCCGCGGCTCGGACCGCTCGCGTGCGGGCATGGGGGCCGCCGAATCTGTCACGCCCGGCCGTGCGCCTTCCTGGCCTGCCGGTTTCACCTCGGCCTCGACGTGACCCCGGCCGGCACAATCCGGCTCCTCTATGACGACATCGAGGACATGCCCGAGACGTGTGCGCTCGACGTCGCCGATCGGGGGCCGCAGTCCCTGGAAACGATCGGGGTGCTGCTAGGAGTCTCACGCGAGCGGGTGAGGCAACTGGAGGAGATCATTCGGCGCCGGCTCGTGGGATCACACCGTCCGACCATCACGACGTGGGAAACCTACTATGATCGCGGCTGACCGGATGTACCCGGCCCCCGTCGATCCTGAGGCCCTCAAGCTCGCGGAGCGCGTGCTGCGCGATCTCCGCGACAACCACCCGCTCGATCTCGCGATCGTGCAGCGCCTCGCCGAGCGCGTGCTCTCGGCGGCCGGCATTTCCTCGCACGCAAACGAGGCACACCGTGGGTGACGAGAAGAAGGTGAAGGCGAAGGCGGAGCGGGTCGCGATCAGCGTCAAGGCCGAGGTCGGGGCGCAGATCGCCGCGATCCAGGCACGGGTGGAGAAGACGGCCGGGTTCGCGCCGTCGGCGGGCGCGGTGGTGGCGAAGGCGGTCGCGATGCTCGCGGCTGCGAAGTAGCGCAGGCATCCCGCCTGCGCAGGGTTGCCTCCGGTCGGTGCTCGCGCTACCGGCCGGAGGCGGCCCGTTTCCCCGCCACTGCGCGGCCGGGGGGCTCCGCAGGGCCCTGATCGGCCCTCGACCCCTAGGGTCCGACGGCCCCGCGGCCGGGCCCAGTAGAGAGGCCGCCACGGCCCTCCCCGAGCCCGATCCGGCCTATCCCGTAATTCCTTAATAATATCAAGGGGTTACAAGAATGCCGTACTAGAACTGGACTTCCATGACGGAATGATGCTACGGTGGTCTCACCTCGGGGACGGGACCCGAGGCAACCGCAGAACCGGGAGAGACCAGATGACGACCACCAACGAGACGCCGACCGCCGCCACCCTGACCGAGGACCAGATCGACGCCCTCCGCGTCGCCGCCGGGATGCACGGCGACACGAAGCTCGTCGCGACCTGCCGCCGCGCCGCCGCCGGCAGCCAGCTGCAGGCGGGATTGGAGGCCCCAGGCCTCCAGGGGGGATC